ACAGCATCGCTGCGCAGAATTGTACGTACCATCATGTGGCTTGGTGGTTGCACCACAGTGTTACCACCTAGGTCAGTTGTTGTACAACTTGGGTAGAATGCAGCAGCATAGTTACTGGTTGCATTGTTTCCGTCTTCAGCTGTCAGACCCAAACCATTGTTGTTGGTAGCCCACTCAACCAAGCTGTTGCCATCGCTGGACAAACGCATTGGAGTATCTGCTACTACGAACAATGTGTTGTTGCGCTCGTTGCTGAGTGCAATCATGTTAGTGGTCAGTTCAGGGTAACCAGGTGCAGCAATAATATTAAAACCATTTTGCTCTTCACGTGCAGCAATGCTGGTGTCAATAGCTGACTTCATAGCTCGCACAATCAGCTGACGCTGTGCAAGACGTCCGCTCCACATCGCACCGTCGCTACGGTTACCGCTGGCAGTTAGCCATGTGCTCTTCTGTGTTGGCAATGTGTCATCAGGGTAGTCAGTTGCGTTAAAGTAGTTTGACTGGAAGCTCTTAACATTGTAACCGCTGCGGCGTGTGTTGAACAACAACATACCTTGTGGATACAAGTCAGGATTTGGTGCATCAATGTCCAAGTAATCACTAACCAACAGGCTTGCAATAGTTGGGAAATTGCCGGCTACAGGATCTGTAGTGCCGTTTCCTGCCCAACGTGCATCAGCAAACAAGATACCGCTTTGTGTAACTTGGTCTGTAGTGTCAACTTCTACCCATTGCGCAACACTGCTTACACTTGCCCAACGATACAGTTTGGGATAGTTTTCTAAGTCACTGGTGTCAATCCACAAATCGCCTAGCGCAAGTGGTGATTCAGCTGTGTCGTTTTGTGTTGTTGGTGCTGCTGCAGCAACAATAGGACCGCTGGCATTGGTCAATGTCAGATCAAAACCACGAACATCATTAGTGACGTTCTGGTAACCTTGCCATGTTCCGTTGTCTTGGATCATGATGTCGGCATCGCTTACTGAACTGTAGTACCACAAGCGTCCAGTTGCAGGATCTTGATCAGGCTCAACTGCGCTTGCTGTGTAACTAAACAATGGTTTAGTTACCCAGTTGCTAAGAACCAACGCACCGTCAACTAGTGATGACTCACGAATTTTGTCGTTAGCTGTGGTAAAACCAGCAACACTAAGTGGAGTTCCAGTTATGTTGGCTAGGCCAATACTGCCGCCAAAACTGTCAACTAGCACTATGTTGCCTGCAGAGTTAAGTCTAGCAGAAACACCTATAATATTTGCTGAACTAACAGCGTTGATAAAGTCAGCTGCTGTGCCTGTTCCTCCAATGGTTGCAATAACAGTTGGTTGCAGTGTAGAAGTTCCTACAGCAGTTGATGCAATTGCAAATTGGTTTCCAACTGTAAACGGTGTTCCTGTGCTTACTACAGTAGATCCTGGTGCTTCGGTTGCACCTAGTGCAATTCTTTCAATAATCAGGAAAGACATAGTAGGAAACAAAGGAGTATTGTAACCAACAGAGTTGTACAGTGCGTATGTGCTGCCTACCGGTATGTTTCTGCCGCCAGTTGTGGGGTCAAGTGCAAAGTTTGCAAAGTTATCGCCTTCGTATGAAGGGCAGTTTTGCTCAACAAATGTGGCCAATGTAGCGTCGTAAACATTAACACTGATGTCCAAACCGTTATTGGCTGTGCTTAGGTTTTGCCAGATAGAACCTGATGGACGACCGCCTTCAGTGTCAGTAGTTCTCCAACGCGGTTGTTGGTAGCTGTAACCTGGGAAATAATCAGGAGCAGCATATTCTCTTGTGGTAATGCCCAGTGCTGATAATAGGGTTGCGCCGCCTGCAGGTCCAGGAATAATAGAAATAATACCGTTGCCGCTGAGTGTACTACCGTCGTTTGTTGCAGTAGAGTCAGCAAAGATGTTTAACTGACCTGATATAACACTTGCAGATACACCAGTAATAGAAGCGCTGTTGATTGCGTCCGATAGACCCGACAGTGTGTTGCTAGGTGAATCTGGCACTGTAACTAGGTTACCATTGATAAACATGTTGTTACTAGCGGTTAGTACAGTAGGCGCATTTACTCCAACAACAGTTGGCCATGAAGTTTTCCAGTCGTCGCTGCCTACTTGCACCCATAAATTAGAACTGTTTTTGTAGTAGCCAAACACGTTGGTGCCAATCAAAGTGATTGCGTAGTCGCCAATGCTACCAATTGTTTCCAATGGTGTGTTGTCTGCCACAAGGTCTGTGCCGTCGCCGCTTACTACTTCTGCAGTGTCTGTAACAACCAATGGTACTTTGTTAGTAAATGCACTAGTTGTTTGGTTCCACTCAACAATACCCCAAGTTGATGTTGTAGTGTCTACCCAGTAAGAGCCGCTGTCTGGAGCGCCAGTTGGGCGACTCAAACTAGCAGTTAGTTCTGTTAAGTCTACATCGGCACGCTGAATGTACGCACGATTAGTAACACCCAGTGCTGAGTAAGCAGCCAATAGTCCGTACTCGTTGAGTTCGTAACCGTTGATTGGTGTTCCAGTTGTGGTGTTGTAGAAGAATGGCACACCAAAAGTTGCTGCCAAATCACGCTGACTGGTGATGAGATAAGTTTTGTTAGCATTAGCGGCAGTTGTACCTGCTGCTACTGTTAAGCCGTCAGCGCTTACTTTGTTTTGTGCTGTTGCAACAATAAAGTAAGGTACTGTGTTGACTGCAGAAGGGATGTATTGACTCTCGTCAATAACTGTTACTTCTACGCCGGGTGATACTAAAGCCATAGTGATTTCCTTTTCAAGTTGTAGATATTTATAGGTATTTGGTAAAAACGGCGTTCTACACAACCCTTTGCAAAGGTCCTTGCAATAAATATCAGTATGAAAAGACCTGTTTGCCCTGTTTGCCAACAAAGACCATGTGCTATAAACTACAAACGTGGCGATACAGTCCACTATCGATCAAGATGTGAAAACTGCATTAGAAAAAACAAAGGATTGCCCAAGCGTGTGTCATCCTGGGCAGCAGGTGGCTACAAGAAAAAAATGGTGTGTGAACGATGTGGGTTCAGAGCCAGGTATTCAGCACAGATGCTGGTGTATCATATGGACGGCAGGCTAAACAATGCCGAACATAAGAATCTCAAATCAGTTTGCAAAAACTGCGAAGTCGACTTGTCAAAAAGTGACCTTCCTTGGAAACGTGGCGACTTAGAAGCTGATGTCTAGATCAACTACGCAGCAAGTAATCAGCTAGATCGTTAACACTGCGTCTTAGATTGTCTAGTGTGCTGTTGTTGTCAATCACATAATCTGCCATCCAGATATCCAAATTCATGCTGCTACGATCTTCCAGTGGTAGATGATCTGATCTATCAACCCAGATGCAATAGTCAAATACTCCAGTGTTGCGCATAGCATGGAATTCAGCTTTGTTACGCAGTCCGCAGTAGATATGATTTTCTTTGAATATTTCTCGACCAAGCCTGGCATAATCATCTTTGCAGTAGTCGTGAATCATATCAAACCACTCTGTCCTGTGATTGTGCCTATCTTCATAACACTGGGCATATGAGTTATATCCGTACTTGTCTCTAAGAGCCAGATAGATAAAGCGCTCGGCACAAAAATCCGAGCTGGACCTAAATACGAACTGATATTGATCTCGCAGTAGTTCACACACAGTATCTTTGCCGTGGCGTCCGTGTCCAATAACCAGTAACTTAGGTAAACTCATACTAACTCTTTGATGTTTAATAATTCTAAAGAATCATGCAGCAGATCAATCTGTCTACGGCAGTCCTCTAACGCATGGTGGCTTGCTGGGTACTTGTTCAAGTTTGGGCACAGCCCGTACACTGTTCTAGCATCTCGCACCAGGTAGTACTGCCACGGTAATGCCAATCCAAAACTTTTGTAAGCATGTTCTAGAATGTTCATGTCAAACGTGGGACCGTTTGCCCAGATGCGCTTGCTGTGCCAGATTAACTTACCTAGTTCTTCTAGTGATTGTTTTAGGGGGATTCGATCTTGTTCAGCAAATGCTTCTTCTCGTGCAGCAGTGGGCTGATTGGCCCACCAGTCAATTGTGCCTTGCTCAATGTTACGATCAGGCTGACTTTCAATGTCAATTCGAGCATAGTATTGCTGTGGATTATAGCCGCGCACAAACGGGTCAAAACTCTGCGCTGCAATTGTTAAAATACAGGCTTCGGGACCTGTGCCTACTGTTTCAATATCAATCATTAAATCTGCCATAAACGTATTATAGCAGATCTAGCGCACACAGTCTATCGGTATTTGTTCAGTTTTGCAGCCAGTTTTGCCGCTGGATTTAAACGTTTGGTACGCTTGGTTTTACGAGCTTGACGTACTTTGGTGTTAGCACGGGTCAACTTCATATTGGATGACTTTTTTCTATCTAGACTAGCAGAGCACTGGTTAGGGTCTGCTACCACACGCCCTTGTCTGGGTCCGGCTTCGCAGCGCCACTTTAAACTGAGCTTGCCAGTTTTGGCATTGCGCTTAAACACTCTGCGGTGCTCGGTTATGAATTCGCTAGCTCTCATTATCCTATTACCCAGGTTAGTGGCTGTGAGCCGTCTACATACATCTTAAGTTGTTCAACCAACGCATCCATTGAGGCTTGTCCTTCTGCTTTCATTGCAGAACCGTTAAGTGTACCGCCGCCTTGTGGTCCGGCAATAGTTGAGAACTTTTCTCTTGCTTCACCAATGATCAGCTTGACGTTGGCTACCATAAAGTCTCGGATCCATTGGCTGATTTGATAGTCTTGCAACAGTTGAATTTCAGGCTTGAGCTGCCAGGTCCATAACAGTACATTCTCGCCGTCGTTCTTGGGATCGCGCACTAACTGCAGTTTCTTGGTCACAGGGTTCCAAGTGTAGTTTATAAATCCACCAAACATTCTAGCTGCTAGTTCCACGTACTGACTGTAGAAATCGTATGTGGCAAGTCCACCTGCTTGGTTGAAGTTCATCAAGTACACGTTGATACTGGCCTGTGCAAACGGATCAAAGTTGCTAGCAAACGGGCCAGTTGCATCACCAAATGTTCTGCGGAAAATTTGCCTCACTTGCACAACTTCTTGTGGTAGAGTGTAGATATTAACGTCACGGATCATTTCCATAAAGATATATGCTTCTTCATAGGCATTTTGTGCACGTTGGCGATAGGTACCCATAGTGCGCTGATATGCTGCTTCGTAGTGTGCAGGATCAGTTTCAAGATCAATAATTTGGTCACCTAATTGAAGTTTGACATATTCTATTAGATTTTGCTTCAATTGTGGCAGTGTGTTTTCACTCATAAGGAACTCCGTTCCTTATATTTATTGAATTTTTTCTATTGCAGTTGGTAACCAATTAACAAAATCCGCAGGCCATGCTTGTTTCATTTGCTGCAAAATTTGTTGATTGTGCTGCGCAGCCTGCTGACATCGTTGCAGTATTACTGATTCACTAAGTGACTGCAAAGACTGTTGCACCTTTACGCTGTGCTGCACATAGTTGCTGGCTTTGTGTTCGTTATGCAAGTGTGTGTCGTACAAATGGTCTACTAGATCACTTATTATATCAAAGCCAAGTGTTTGCAAATATTTCACAGCACCTTGTGCAGAAAACACTGTCCAAGGTGCAGGAGTTACTAGTGCTCTGAATATTTTTTCACTGAATGCAATAGACGCATCTCCTGCATAAGTTTCAACTACCAGATTCAACTGTGACGACACATGTGCTTGCTCTACTGTTAGCTGATGATTTCTTAGTGGAACTGTTGCTACCAACTGGTCAAAGTAGTCAACATAGCCTGTGTGATAATGTGGCAATTGTTGCCAACAACGATCAACATTTTGCGCTATATCCTGTGTAGTCTGGTTAGCATTGTATAGTTCCCAGCCGTTAAAATTTATATAATCGTGTGCAAGATTTTGCTCAATTGATCCTGAATGTTTTATCAATTCTAACATCAGTTGCAGTCGCTGCGGGTCTAATCGATTGGCTGAAAAATGAAATCTTGCCCGTGTGCCCACAGGTTGTTGAATGTTAGGAGTATAACTAAACACTCCAAAATAACTAACTGGCAATTGACACACTTGATATTGTGTATGCAAAGGCATGTGATTGTCAGTAAACACAACAGTATCAGTATCAAACCACTCTGCTGGCGGTTGGCTAAAATCTTTTCTGCATACTCCAAAGTCATCAGACAAGCACACAATAACTTTTTTGTGTCCGCGTTGCCAGCTTCGGTTGGTTGAATCTGTTCGAGTGTATCCCAGCATAGTCAACCAACTAGTAAACACATTAGCCACAGCATGTTCGTGCAGCATGCAGTTGCTGGACTGGAATATTTCTCCTTGTTGTGTCTGATAAAACAACTCGTCAAAGATCACTTGGATCCTTTTCTAACAGGATATATCTTGTGTATGTTGTGAGTTTCAGGACAAAATTTGCATTGAGGTATAGCTTGATCTAGTTTGTCAAAGAATTCTGCATGGAACTGGTCAAAGTTATCCATACCCAATGACTGGTATGAATTCAACAGTGCCCGATCAGTTTCAGAAACTTCCAACGTGTGCTGCTGATCAAACTCGGGCATCAGTGCCACTGGTCCGCATTTATACAGTCGTCCTCGAATGAAATGGTAGCTTTTGAATTTTGCAAAAGCGCAGTTCTGATGTGCAGTTTCTGGGTTGCTGTTGTATAATCTAAGTCTCAGAATCTGAGACTGTTGGGCAAGGTTAAGTGACTTGAATGATTTTCCTTGGCTGCTGATTGTGTGCACAGGTGTCAGTGCAGAATTTCCAAAATGATCCACAATATAAACATTAACTATTATGCCATTGGCGTCAACGAATTTCCAGTCTGAATCCCAGTTATTTTCAGTATGTCCTTTGGAAAAGATATCAACCGGGCCTTGCAAAAAGTCCAGGATGTCAGCATGCAGTTGACCAGACTGATCTGCATTATGTAGGCTTACACCTATGTGATTCATGGGCTGTGTAGCACAGGATTGATATAAGAATTTTTCGTACAGATGCTTAGACTGTGCAAAACGGGTGCCGTTAGTTAGTACCTGGACTTCAATGCCAAATAGATTGTTGATACCTTGAATCCAATCACATAAGGTGGGATTAAGAAAAGGCTCGCCGCCCATGATAGTTGCGGCGTTTAGTTTAACCAGCTTGCTCCATTGTGTGTAATCAGATTCATAATCGTCCCAGCGTTGCCAGCCACGGAAGTTGTGATTATTAAATCTGTTACAGTTGTTGCAGGTTAAATTGCAAACATTGGTAATATAAAAGTCGACTTTGTTAGAGATGCTGTGCATCTCTATACTTAGTTTACCAAGTTTTAAGTATTACTAAGTTTTCAGTGCCGCGTCCGTTGAACATTGTTTCTGTAGTGGTCAAGTCTTTGAATATTTTTCGAGCTGCCGGTTTACCTGCAGACTGTATTGCCTTGACTAGTTCAGCAGGTTTGCGCACGGTCTTTTGTTGTGTTTCGCTAGTCTCAAATCCAATCAATGTATTGTTCTTAACAGTGAACACTTTAGCATACTCGTTAGCTACAACATGTATCAACTTGCGTTTTTTAGTATCATACAGCCATGCTTCTGTTTTATCCACAAGACTTGATGCTGGCAAGCTCTTGAGTTTGAGTTCTGGAAACTCAATCATTATCTTGAACTTGACTGCACGTTTCTCTGGTGACACTAATTTGACCTGACGCGGCTTGCGCTCTACCTTCTTGATCTGCACGTATGCACCGCAATCGTTTATTACTGCTTCACAAAATTTCACAGCACTACGTAACTGAATCTTGCTGAGATGTTGATAACCTTCTGCCAATTGCCCATCTTTACCTGCTACTGCGTCTTGGAATTCAATTAATCTTGTTTTCCAGGTGTCTGACAACATACTGATCATTTGCGGAGCCACGTTCATACTACGAATCAGAGACACTGGCTTGTAGTCTGCTGACATTTTTGCGCCAGTAGTCATAAAGTCGTCAAATAAACCTTCCATTTCACCTGCGCACTCAACCACTTTATCACGCAGTCTATCCTGAATCGTTATCTTGGGTGCTTTAGACTCATCAACCTGCTCAGGTGCTGCTTGTTGTTTTACTGATAGCATTTGTGTCAGCATTGTGTCCAGCTTAGATTTCTCATGCTCGTTCAATTTCAAGCCAACTTGGCTCATGCGGCACAACCATGCTGTGGTCAAACGTATGGCTGAATCAGGCACGCCTTTGAGCAAGCGAACATCTGCTTTGCGACTGTTGGCTTCTAGATAACTCACAATCATGTCGCGACCGTCTTTTTTGCCGTAAAAGTAATTGTACCAGCTGAATGCCCTGCTCATCCGGCCTACCCGATTTGTGTCTGTTGGCTGAGTTTGCCAGTCAGGTTCGTTGCCTAAGACTTTGGTGTCGGGGCTACGTGGATTTAACATTTTTACTTGAGCAGTAGATATCATAGGTGTCCTTAAACTTATACTGTAATTATAGCACAACTAGGATTTAAGGTCAAGTTTCATCATCAGGGTCAAATAATGTTACGCTAAATACTCTACTATGCCTAGACTCAGCTTATATAGACCAAACCGCACTCGAGATTACCAATTTATGGATCGCACTATCAGTGAAATGTACACTGTGGGCGGATTGGATATTTTTGTACACAAATATTTAGGCCCACAAACAGGTGGTGAAGATTCAGCAACATCTGGCAACTACGATGCTACTCAACCCAGATATGATACTCTTGACCCATTGAACATACAAGACTTGCTGTTGCTGGAAAACCGAGATCGAATCTACGATCAGGACATTTATGTCATGCGCGGTGTATACCAGACACAAGACGTAGATTTTGATCTGAGTCAATTTGGCTTGTTCCTTAATAACGACACCCTGTTCATTACGTTCCACTACAACGACATGATTAATTTGTTCGGGCGCAAGCTCATGAACGGCGACGTACTTGAAGTTCCCAACCTTAAAGATTATAATCCACTCAATCAAGAAATACCTGTTCCGTTACCCAAGTACTACATGATTCAGGACGCATCATTTGCCAGCGAAGGCTTTACACAAACTTGGCAACCACACACATGGCGTGTCAAAGCAACACCGCTGACCAATGTACAGGAAGTCAAAGATATTATGAAGGCTCCTGTGGTAAGCAAAAACATCTGGGACAACGGCAACTTTTATCCCACAAGCAGCATTGTGAACCAAGGCGATGTTTACTACCAAGCAGTACAAAATGTACCAGCAGGCACTGAAATAACCAATTTGACGTTCTGGCAAGTGTACACACCGCCGACTGCTGGCGAAGTGTTTAGCACCAGAACCAAAGATCAAGAAATTAATGACGCTATTCTTACACAAGCCGATGTTGAAGTTCCACTCAGCGGTTACGAAACAGACTTGTTCTATGTTGAGCCCACCATCAACGGTGCGCCTGCTAACCCCAGTAGCCTCACTGCAGATGGCAATACCACTGTGGACGGCACACAAGGCGGAATGTCGGTTACTCCCAACAGCAAAGGGTATATCCAGGGTTACTTGACTGGATCTAGTGGCGCTCCGAATGGATTGCCTGTTACCACAGGCATTGCTTTCCCATTGAGCCCAGTTGCAGGCGACTATGTGCTACGACTTGATTACAAACCCAATCGCATGTTCCGATATGACGGAGCTCGATGGGTCAAGATGGAGGACAGTGTACGAACTGATATAAACAATGGCGCAGATAATAAGACTCAGCGCAGTAGTTTTGTAAATAACACTGACACAATACAAACAAGCGACCGTGGTGCAATTCCGAGTCGACAGAGTCTAAGTGAGATTCTGAAGCCCAGAGCTGACAACGGCGGTTAAACATTATGGCACAAAGTTTCTTTTACGACAATCAAATAAGACGATTCTTACTACAGTTCACTAGAATATGTAGTAACTTTCAAATTGAATACGGCCGAGAAGAAAACAGCGAAACTGCTGCTTTGCTACGTGTGCCTGTTCGCTACGGCGATGCTAGTAGAAACGCACAGACTATTATTCAAGAAAACAGTCGCAACAGCATGCCAGCTAGTCCGCTAATGACTTTTTACATATCTAGTCTAGAGTACGATCGTCCTCGCATGCAAGATCCAACATTTGTCAGCAAGCTGTCTGTTCGTCAACGCACTTACGACGAAACTACCGAAACATACGAAACCACACAAGGTAATGCGTTTACAGTTGAGCGATTAATGCCTGTGCCTTACAAGCTGGGCATCACATTAGATATCTGGACCAGCAACACTAACCAAAAACTACAATTGCTGGAACAGATGCTGACTTTGTTTAACCCTAGTTTAGAAATACAAAGCACAGACAATTTTATTGACTGGACTAGCCTTAGTGTAGTAGATCTAGAGTCAGTAACTTGGAGCTCGCGTTCTATCCCAATGGGTGCAGAAAATCCTATAGACATGGCTTCTATCAGATTTACTTTGCCTATCTGGATTAGCCCTCCTGCCAAGGTCAAGAAACTAGGCGTGATTGAGCGTGTGATTGCTTCCATGTACGATGCACAAGGCGATCTTAATGATGCTGTTACTAACAACGACTTACTGTTGGGTACACGTCAAGTTATTACTCCTTTCAACTACGGACTTGTGGTTATTAATAACAAAATACAATGCATACAACCACAATTAGTCAACCCTGATTCAAACAGCAAGTTTACACCTAATGCAATATTGTCAGACAGCGATCTGTTGTGGACTGCTGTGATTGACTTGTATGGTACACTGCGTCCAGGAGTCAGTCAACTAAGGCTAGAACAAGATGATGGTACCGACGTAATAGGTACCATTGTGATAGATCCTAATGACAGTCGTTTTGTACTGTTTGATCCTGACACAGATACGCTGCCACAGAACACACTAGACCCAGTTGATGCTATAATTGATCCGCTAGTAAGTGGTCCACAAGAAGGACTAGACTCAGCAATTGAAGGACAGAGGTACTTGCTAACTGAGGACACTGGCGACGGTAACAATCAATTTAACCCTGTGGCATGGCTAGGCGCTAATGGTCGACCTCTTGTGGCCAATGCCAACGACATCATTGAATATCAACACAACTACTGGCGTGTGGTGTTTAGAGCTGCAGGTGCAGCCGGCGGGCAATATGTTACCAACATTACTACCAGTGTGCAGTACGAGTGGAACAGTGCAGGCTGGGTAAAAAGTTATCAGGGTGTGTATCCCGGAGGCACATGGAGTCTTGTTCTTTAAAAGCAGTTGGTGTTTGGTTTCGCAGCTTAGACACTGGACGTTATCTTTATCTGTTACGCAACGATGTAAAGCATCCAGGTGCGTGGGGACTTCCGGGCGGCAAGCTAGAAGGAAAAGAAACACTGCTGGGCGGTATGGAACGAGAGTGCATCGAAGAGCTGGGTTTCTTTCCCACTTATCTTAGACTGCTTCCTTTAGAAAAATTCACAGCACCTGACGGTGTGTTCGAGTACCACACCTGGGTGTGCGTTATTCAATCAGAATTTACTCCTAGACTCAATCATGAACATCTAGGCTATGCTTGGATAGACGCAGGTACGTTTCCGAGACCAATGCATCCAGGTTTATGGAACACTGTAAACATTGACGCTGTACAACAAAAGATCCTGTTGGTTGAACAGGATCTTTTGTAAACAGTTATGCCTGACTTTCAGTAAAGCTCATCTGGATATCACCAGTTGGTGATGTCTGTGTGGTCAATGCTGTGATCTGCACAGCTAGTACCTCAGGACCATTTGGATATGTTCCTGTACCTGGCACAGCACTGGTTCCAATCTGCTTGACGGTTGACAGGTCTAGTGTAGCACCTAACGCTAAGTTAACTGGGATAGCAAACAGTCGCTCACCACCTGAAATTTCAGTTGTGACTGTTAGTATTCTCAATGCCAGATCGTTTGCAGGAGTTGATCCACCAAGTGAGTTGCCTAATATTTTCAG